CTTATAAACCATAAGAAAACTATCATCAGTATAGGATATTTCGATGATTATTTTGCTTATAGTTGTATGGATAATGTTATCCCCGCTCAGATAGCATACGCTATCTCCTACGTTAAATTCAGTATCTATATTCATACCTTTTTAAATTGAAACTTTTCATATACTCACAATCTCTATCACAAGGGCAATTATCATCATAGCAACTATCGTTGTGACTGTTCCAACAAGGACATTGCTTATGATATGCTTCTAATCTGGCTTTGTCTCGAGCTGCTTTCATTTTAGCCTTAATATGATCCGGCAAAGCCTCCTGTGCTGCCGGATCGAAAGTGATACATTTCGTTTTATCCATAATGTTCAATTCCATTTTGTTATAGATTTACTTATACCAGCGTCCACCGCAATATTTACATACAAAATAATTCCCCATACTCATCACCTGAACTTTTTCATCCACGCATATACGGCACATGCAAATTTTATGATCGTCATCAGACACAGGTTCTAAAATTTTATCATATTCCCAGAAAGATAACTTGCCTTTAGCCGGTATTGGTTCGGGGAATAAAATAGGGTTAGCCAGCACCCAGTTCCACACGCCCTTTTCGGCCCACGGTGAGGGGTGGTTCTGAACGCAATCGACTATCTCGACGCTACCGATGATTGCGCCTTTTGGCAAATCTTCATTATCTCCGTAAAGTTTGTACTTGTGTTTGGAAACTTTCTTTATTTGCATTCCGTTAAGTGCGCTCCAACCATCTTTTACAGACACTTTCGCTGCATGGATAAGCACACGACCCCGAAAGTTTGTTTTCCAAGTTCGATTTTCTATATCTTTCAGCCCGGCTGCGATAAGGCTTGCCCACGGCTGTTTAATTGTTATTGCTTTCATAAATTCAGTCCTCCATATTCGGCAATAAATCTTTGATGTATGACCAGCGAATTATGTTCATTCCCTTACACCATTGTTTCCATCTGTCGCTTTCTACTCTCATAGTGAATGTATCAAAACAATCGTTCCCGATTTGTGCTAAAAACCACGTATTGTTTTCCGGTAGTTCTTTCACATCATGCCATACGCTGTTGATGCGCCAGTCTGCGCCCCATTCCGCAGCTTTAGTGTGTTCAAAAAACCTATCAACAAAACCCGGATTATTCGGGTCTGTTGCAAACGCATTTGCATAAAGATGTTCCTTTATTGCCTCCCTGATGTCCTTTTTCATTCTTCAACTCCTTTCGGTTTGTTTATATACTTCCAATGGGTGATAGTAACTTCAAATTCGGATTCATTGAAATTGTCAAGATAATCTTCCGTCCATCCGTATTCACCCCAGACAGATGTAAGATAACCGACTTCTATAATGCCAGTAGATATTTCCTTGTACTCAATCCTTAGCAAGCATGGGGTATTCCGTTCCGGCACATCTTCCGTATTTTCTTTGCACTCGTGCCATTCCTCAAATTCGTTCCATCGTCTTGCGATTTCTTTGCAAAGGATATTTGAGCTTTCCACATCGCCTAAATGGATTTCGGCTATTTGGTAGTTCATACCGTCCTTTATACAAAGTTCTGCGTCCAATTCATCAGGACCAAACACACGCTTCCCTCTTGCCGGAATGCAAACCAACTCCAATGTATCAGTATCTAATTCGCCCTTTGCGTATGCCCAATTCAATTTTATTTTTGTCATTTCTTTACCTCCTGTATTTATTTGATTTTTAGTTTCATTGTTCTATCCTTTCATTCTGCCCAAAAAGGCCAGTTTTAATACATCAAATTGCTGACCCACTACAGCAAACTCCAACATTGCGTTATCGTCTGCGAGGTCATTTACTCTTAACACGGCGTAGCTTTCTCCTGATATGGTTTGATAGACATCCAGCTCAATAGCTCCGATAATTTGGTCATCATCGCCATTTGCGAAAAAGCTATCAAGGCTTTTTAGAATATGATTTGCTAAGTAATCTTCACTCATTGCAGCCGCAATCTTATCCTGCTTTCTTAATGCGTACCTCATTTTTTACTTTCTTTATGCAATCATTTTACGACGAATCAGGTTCATATTCTTTTTCACCAGTTTGACTATCTGGTCGTGATACTCGCTTACGCCGTTACAGAAGGATCGGGACTGTACGATATCCAGTGTCTTCAAGTTTACCTCTATCGTCTCCAATCGTTTTCCAGCCGTGTCCTTTGCCGACAATATCAGGCATTCCGGCCGTCTATAGTATCCGTTCTGATACACACAATGGTGCATGGCCTTACCTTCCTGATAAAACTGGGTGACACTTTCCAAAGGGCGGATGGTTATATCCTCTTCTTCGATTCTCAATCCGAAGAACTTTTCCATCCGCTCGTAGAAGCCGGCTATATCCTTCATTAACTTTTCGCGCTTACTGATAGCTTGTGCTCGATTCCTTTCCTGTCTCAACTTGGCTTCACGTTCCTGTTTTATCTTTAATAGTTTATCATGTACAGTCTTCAGGTTCTTAGGGCAGACATAGTGGGCGTTACGCATATCTTTACCAAAGTAAGACAGCAAAGACATATAATCTTCCCACATAGAAGCGTCCTTAATGATGTAATGGTTGCGGTTGCAGATGTTGAACGACGGTTTATAGCGAAGTTGGGAGAAGCCAGTTTTATACATGTGTTTCAACATGGATATTTGCCCGGTCTTGAGACATAGTTCCACATCGTTTCCGCCTTTCAAGAGATCACGTATTAGCTTCGAAGGATTGACATCCGGGAACCGTCTATTCAGTCCCCGTTTCTTCAATTCAGGTAACAGCTCTTTCTTTGGACATAGTCCTCCCCGTATCGCATATATATCACCACGATAATTCCAATAGCTACTACCATATTCGCTTTTAATACTGAGAGGTTTACCATATATCCATCCGTTACATCCCGTGTTCATCGGTCGGGCCATGATCGTACGTTTACCGTCCTCACAGATCCACTCCTGCGCCATTTCGATGAAATTATAATTCACAGGATGACAGTCCGGCTGTCCAATCAGAGAAGTTGCCTTCCTGGCATTTTTCCAACATAGTATATGCCGGATCACCTGAAAACCTCCTTTCACTTGCAAGACAGACATATATGTTTCTTCATGATTCTTCTGCTTTCGGCTAACCTTTACGTCCAATTGATGGTGGCAATAAGGGCATTCGATTTTGTCACCCAATTTATCTTTACTCGTATTGACCCACATCTTACCACATTCGGAACACCATAGTTCATCCTTACATTTGTAGGCAAAATGGTCAAACAGATGCTTTTTGGCCCAGTCTTCCTGTTCCTTCGTGATGGCAGGCAGCTTTCCACTTAACTCCGTCACCCGTTTTTCCAATTTCGTTCTCGGCTTCATATTAAAACAGACTCATTTGTTGGACATTTGCATCTGCTTTTTTCTTTGCAGGCTTCTTTTTGAGCAATCGGTATTGCTCTTCGGCCAACCGTTTGATAGCCGCTTCACGAGCCGCATTCTTGTCCTCCTCCGTCAACTCTACCTTTTGATTAGAAGAAATAGAGCAACCGGCAGAAACTTTTTCTATCTTGATATTCTCTTCGTCATAATAATGTACGGCCATCCCAAAGACTTCTGCATCACTCATTACGACAGAAGTTCCCCGTTTACGGGCTTCTCCTAAAATGTAACGACAGCATTCATCTATATTCTTTTTAGGATTTTCAAACTTGGGAGCAAACAAGGGATCTTCTGCAACTCGTTGCTCCAAATATTTCTGTATTGTATCTTTGAACTCTTTCATAACTTACTGGATTGTCATGGGCATTAATAAATAGGTAAGTTCTTCGCCCTCGGCTTGCTTCTCCGGGGCAATGAGAATAGCGGTACTGGGAGTGCCGAAAGAAAGTATCGAACGATCACCGTCAATACAAGAAATCATATCTTGTATCAAAGTCGCTTTCACACCGATAATAAACTCCCTTTCTCCAAATTCTACCGGAATGGTTTCTTCCGCAGAAGTGGAATAATCCAAGTCCTGGGCCGATACAACAAGCTTATCATAACGGGCACTCAACTTTATAAGGCATGATACTTTACTTGAAAATACAGAAGTGCGCTTTATGGCTCCCAATAGTAATTTGGTATCCGTTTTCAGTTCAAGATTGTTGGATTTCGGAACAACAGCCCGCCAATTGGGATAACGACCTTCCACATTACGAAAAGAAATTTCGTAATCCTCGAAAGAGATTTCCGACCAATCGCTTCCTACTTTAATTGTTAGTTCTTCTTCAGATAACGGAATCAACCCTTTCAAAACAGATGCGATCTGTCGGCTGATGATTACCGAACAGGTCTCTGTGCAACATTGTTTTTTTCTCTTAAACAAACCAAGCCCATGTCCATTAGAAGAAACAAAGATGATTTCTCCCGGAGCCGTTTCAATAGATACGGAGTTCATAATAGGGCGCAGTTCGTCTGCAGCTGCAAAATTGATCACTTTGGAGATACCGTTATTGAATTCTTCCGCCGTAGTCCGGATTTCGTCAAGAATCTCTGTCTTTTTCTTTTGCGGGAAAGGCTTCGAATCATATCCGACGACCTCGAATTTACCTCCATAATATTTAATAAGAATCGATTTATTGTCCGGATTGATATAAATATCAAGAGGCTGCTCCGGCAATGTTTTCAGCCCATCAAGAATGGAGGCAGGAACACAGATTGAAAGATCTTCCTCTGCCATACATTCCAAACTGGCCGTAATCCTGCCTTCGTCATTGGCAGTCGTAATAAACAACCGTTCATCTTTTATTTCGAACAGGTAGTTGCATACTATCGGAGTCGTAGATTTCGACGGAATTATTCGAGAAAGTTGCTGCAATTTCGCAAGCAACATATTTTTTGAAACAGATATTGTCATTGTGCCTAATTTTATGGAAGGCACCAGGTAAGTGGTTATTTATCGGATATTTACAAGAAAGTTTAAGACAATATATATAAACACAAAAAGTTGGACCTCAAACTTTCGTTCAAAATCCAACTCGCTATTTCAACCGCAAATATAGAGGCTTTTTCTTAATCTACAAATTATTTCCGCCTTTTTTTATTTTTCTTCAAAGACATACCTCAGTATCTTAATATTTAAACGATCAATGATACTAAAGTCTGTTTTTACATAACCAGCCGTAACCCGGAGCGGAGACGCATGATTTAGACATAACCCAACAACATCTAACCCAGCTTCAAAAACAACCTGAGCTATTGTAGCCCAAGAATGCCGGAATGAATATGTAGAAACAGGAGGTAAACCACCCAATCTCACAATATCCTTTATTCCTCTATTCACGCAATCATTAAAAGTTTTATCCGAAGCATATATTTCATTGAAATTAAACAGCCAGTCCCCTCTTCCTTGATATTTAAGAAACAAAGGTTTTACTAAATCCGGAACCTCTATCTCAATATAGGCCTCATCAGCTCTCCGCCCCTTTGTCTTCATTCTATTATAGCAGAGTTTTCCATCCTTATAACAACCTTTACCCAAATTGTAAAGATCCACCGTATTTATTCCAACCAGGCAAAACACCAACAATGATACATCTTTGGCGATATATGCTCTTGGTGGCATACCTCGCTTACTTGGTTTCAAAGAGGAAATATCAACATCAAAAAAACGCCTGAGAACATCTACCGGCAGCGCCTTCTTGTCTGCAATATTCTTAGGAGGTATCTTTACCACACGAAACGGATCATGCCTGATGCGCATCTCACCGGTATCGTAGTCATTATATTTATCGCATCCGGCCCTAAACATGGTTTTCACGCAATTCGGATAGGCATTCTTTTTCTGTCTGCTGTTTTTCATAGAAGAAATCCAATCCTTCAGAAAAAAGGACGTTATATCGGAAAAAGATATATTTCGGTTACCTAAGTAACTCTCCATGCTCTTAAGAGCTAACAGATAGTTTTTCGCACTTCTTCCCCGGCCTTCATTCTCCATTTTCAAGATAAACTCTCGGCCAAAGTCAGAAAACGAAATAGAGTCCCGGTCATTCTTAAGAAAATTCATAACCCTCTCCAAATTCCATCCTTCCGTATTGACACGATTCAAACGATCCAAATAAGCTTCTATTTGGACATACACATCTTTAATGATATAAGGGTCTGTTATATCACCATTCCGGACAAACTTAGCTTTGCATACCTTATTTGTCTTGATATATCCTACTTGACGAAGGTGAGTTACCCTGATATAAATAGGATATGTATTATCTTTTCTTTTCCCCCTGACACAAACTTTGAAATAAGCCATCACTGTAAACTATTTGTAAACGGAGCCTTTTATTCTGGCAAGACTTCCATGTTAAACCAGCAATGTAAGGAGGTAAAAACTGGTCAAATAGTCCTAAGTCATTATATTTCAAACACCCACAACTACCTTTTTAATAATCAGTTATGGGAGATTAGCATTACAAAAAATATGCCTCAGTTAACAATACTGTCTGACATAATCCACTGTTTAATTGAAAAATGAGAATTGAGAATTGAAAATGAGAAGATCCTGCTCATTTCAATTGACAACCCAAGCGCGAAGGTAGATATTTTCATTGGTTTTAGGAAGATTATTGTAACATTTTCCGTAATTTTGCGCATATATAATTATCAATTTTCAATTCATCCGTTGGAGGTACAAGATTTACTAAAACAATATGCCGCCCATCCGCAAGTGGCGGCATTAAATACCCTGTTAAAAAACAAAACGTCCCGCAATATATTTCTGAAAGGACTGAACGGTTCAGGGGCCGCAATGATAATAGCTTCTCTTTTTTCAAAAAGAAGAGGAAGTTATGTGTGTGTGTTGAATGACCTAGAGGATGCCGGCTACTTTTATCACGATCTGGTGCAACTCACAGGAGGTGACGGAATCTATTTCTTTCCTTCCGCTTACCGACGTGCTATCAAGTACGGACATGTGGATCCAGCCAACGAAATCCTGCGGACAGAAGTTCTCAGCACGCTGCAGGATCCGACTGCTCCCTTCATCATTGTCACCTATCCGGAAGCATTGGCGGAGAAAGTAATTTCACGGGAGATCTTGAAAGAAAACACGCTGAAGATCAGTGTCAGCGAAAGGTTGGACAATATGTTTGTTTCTGACGTACTGGACGAATACGGCTTCGAGCAGGTAGATTATGTTTATGAGCCAGGGCAGTATGCGATGCGCGGCAGTATCTTAGATGTGTTCTCGTTCTCGTATGAATTTCCCTATCGTATCGACTTCTTTGGAAACGAAGTAGAGACGATCCGTTCGTTCGATGTGGAAACACAGCTATCCAAAGAAAAACTGGACAGCATCTATATCGTGCCCGAAATGACAAAAGGAAACCGGACCAACTCATCCTTACTAGATTCATTGCCATCCGAGACACTGCTCGCTAGCAAAGACATGGCATGGGTAAAAGAACGTATCGGCAGTATCTGGAATGAAGAACCAATCACCGGGGACGAAGAATCGTTTGCCAACATCGAGCAACTGCGGGCCAAATTAATTACCGGAGAGGATTTTCTACATGCGGCACTTGGTTTCTGCCGGCTCCATTTTGGTACGCGGCCTACAGGAGTAGCCGATGCCACCCTGACTTTCTCAATGGAAGCACAACCGATCTATCATAAAAATTTCGATTTGGTAAGCGAGTCTTTCCATAAATATTTAGAAGACGGCTATACATTATATATACTGAGCGATGTAGAAAAGCAAGCAACCCGTATCAGGGCCATTTTTGAGGATCGGGGAGACGACATACCTTTTACCTCCGTCAACAAGACCATCCATGAAGGTTTTGCCGACGAGACCTTGCGTGTCTGCCTTTTCACGGATCACCAGTTGTTCGACCGCTTTCATAAATTCAACTTGAAAAGCGATAAAGCAAGAAGTGGAAAACTCTCTCTGTCGTTGAAGGAGTTGAACCAATTCACGACCGGCGATTATATCGTACATATCGATCATGGTATCGGACAATTCGGCGGGCTAGTCCGTACGGAAGTAAACGGAAAAATGCAGGAAGCCATCAGACTGATCTACCAGAACAACGACATTATATTCGTCAGCATTCACTCTCTCCATAAGCTATCCAAGTATAAAGGCAAGGACAGTGGGGAACCGCCCAAGCTGAGTAAACTCGGAACAGGAGCCTGGGAGAAGATGAAAGAACGCACCAAGTCAAAAGTAAAAGATATCGCCCGCGATTTGATTCTCCTCTACTCCAAACGAAAACAGGAAAAAGGTTTCGCTTACAGTCCAGACAGTTTCATGCAGCACGAACTGGAAGCCAGCTTTATCTACGAAGATACCCCTGACCAGATGAAAGCAACAGCCGATGTCAAAGCCGATATGGAGAACGACCGTCCGATGGACCGACTGATTTGCGGAGATGTAGGCTTCGGGAAAACGGAGGTAGCCATTCGTGCCGCTTTCAAAGCCGTTTCGGACAACAAGCAAGTTGCCGTGCTGGTCCCGACTACAGTATTAGCATTCCAGCACTATCAAACATTTTCCGAACGGTTGAAAGATTTTCCCTGCCGAATCGAATATATCAGCCGGGCACGTACGGCGAAAGAGATAAGGGAAACTTTGAAAGACTTGAAAGAAGGAAATATCAACATTATCATCGGCACCCATCGAATCGTCGGAAAAGATGTCACATTCAAAGATCTCGGTCTGCTGATTATCGACGAGGAACAGAAATTCGGCGTATCCGTCAAAGAGAAGCTACGCCAGCTGAAAGCCAACGTCGACACGCTCACCATGACCGCCACTCCGATTCCTCGTACCCTGCAATTCTCGTTGATGGGAGCCCGTGACTTGTCGAGCATCACGACTCCCCCACCCAACCGCTATCCGGTTCAAACAGAGGTAGAACGTTTTAACCCGGACATCATCCGAGAAGCCATCAATTTCGAGATGAGCCGTAACGGACAGGTTTTTTTCATCAACAATCGCATCCAAAATATTTATGAAATGGAAGCGCTTGTCAAACGTGAAGTGCCGGATGCCCGTATCGCTGTCGGTCACGGGCAGATGGAACCGGAGAAGCTGGAAAAGATCATTCTGGATTTCGTCAATTACGAATACGATGTACTGATCGCCACGAGCATTGTGGAGAGTGGCATCGACGTACCGAATGCAAATACGATCATCATCAATAATGCACAACAGTTCGGATTGTCCGATCTGCATCAACTACGCGGTCGTGTCGGGCGAAGTAACCGGAAAGCCTTCTGTTATCTCCTCTCTCCACCCTTGTCAAGTCTTACGCAGGAAGCACGCCGCCGTCTGCAGGCGATCGAGAATTTTTCAGAGTTGGGAAGCGGCATCCATATCGCCATGCAGGACCTTGACATCCGGGGTGCCGGTAATATGTTAGGTGCCGAACAAAGCGGTTTCATCGCCGACTTGGGCTACGAAACGTACCAGAAAATCCTGGAAGAAGCCGTTGACGAACTGAAAGCGGAAGAATTTGCCGACCTGTATTCCAACGCTACCGAAAATCGCCCCGACACCGGTAGCGAATATGTCCGTGAAACCTATATCGAAAGCGATTTGGAACTGATGTTCCCTCCGACCTACATCCCGAATGACTCCGAACGTGTCTCCCTCTATCGTGAACTGGACAAGATGGAGGAAGAGCGTGATATACTTGCTTTTACCGAGCGTCTGAAAGACCGTTTCGGAAAAGTGCCGAAAGAAGGGAAAGAACTGATCCGTGTCGTTCGCCTTCGCCGTATGGCAAAGACGTTAGGTATGGAAAAAGTAATTCTGAAAAAAGGACAGATGAGCATTTTTCTCGTCACTAATCCCGAAAGTCCTTACTACGAAAGCGAGGCCTTCGACAAGCTGCTCGGCTTCATCCAAAAGCATCCACGCGAATGCACGCTTCGCGAACAGAACGGAAAACGCAGTATCGTGATCAAGAATGTACCAACGGTAGAGGTGGCTTGTAATTACCTGGATGAAATCGGGAAAGTACAAATACAAAAATAAATAATATGAAGAAGACAATTATAGACCTTTTCGAAAATTCGGTAAAACAATATCCCGACAATCCCTTCCTGTGGGAAAAAACCAGGGATGCCTTCGAACCGACCACTTATAAAGAAGTTCAGCAACAAGTCTACGCTGCCGGTGCCGGACTGATAGCTCTCGGAGTGAAGAAGGGCGACAATATGGCGCTCCTTTCGGAAGGCCGTAATGCTTGGATCATCGGCGAACTGGCCATGTTCTATGCCGGCGCGACCAACGTCCCGCTTTCCATCAAGCTCGAAGAAGCGAACGACCTGCTGTTCCGTCTTGTGCATGCCGATGTGAAATATATCCTGGTTTCCGGCAACCAACTCAAAAAGATACGGGCTATCATGGATAAATTGCCTTTAGTCGAAAAAATAATTGTGATAGACGAACTGCCGGAATATAAAGAAAAAGAAATATCCTGGTCCGAAGTATTCCGGATGGGGAAAGAATATCTGGCATCTCATTCTCTGGAAGACTTCCTTGCTGTTGGACAATCCTTACAGAATAACGACTATGCGACGATTACCTATACCTCAGGCACGACGGCCGACCCGAAAGGTGTCATCCTGACGCACCGTAACTATACGGCGAACGTGGAGCAAGCCCTATCTTGTGTCGATATCGACGATACATGGCGCACATTAATAATCCTCCCACTCGACCATTGTTTCGCGCATGTGGTCGGTTTCTATATCTTCATGTCGAAAGGAGCATCCGTAGCAACAGTACAAGTCGGACGGACAGGGCTGGAAACATTAAAGAACATTCCGGTCAACATCAAAGAGTTCAAGCCCTACTTGATCCTGAGCGTCCCGGCACTGGCCAAGAATTTCAAAAAGAATATCGAACAAGGTATCCGTGCCCAGGGCAAGAATATAACCCGTTTGTTCGACTTTGCCCTCAAAGTAGCTTACATCTATAACGGAGACGGCAGAGAAGACAAGGGACGTGGTGTCCGATTCCTGCTGAAACCGCTCGTGAGCCTGTTCGACCACATGCTTTTCACGAAAGTCCGTGAAAACTTCGGCGGACAATTGAAGTTTTTCATCGGCGGTGGCGCACTGCTCGATAAAGACTTGCAAAAGTTCTACTACGCAATCGGACTTCCTATGTACCAAGGGTACGGACTAAGCGAAGCGACTCCCGTAATTTCCACCAACGGCCCGCACCGGCATACCTTCGGCAGCAGCGGTATGTTGGTCCGTCCGCTCGACCTGAAAATATGCGATGCCGACGGAAAAGAACTCCCGGCAGGCGAAAAAGGAGAGATCGTCATACGGGGCGAGAATGTGATGGCCGGCTACTGGAAGAACCCGGTATCAACTGCCGAAACCGTACGCGACGGGTGGCTCTACACTGGGGATATGGGATATATGGGGCATGACGGTCTGCTCTACGTCCTCGGACGTTTCAAAAGTCTGCTGATCGGTAGTGACGGGGAAAAATACAGTCCGGAAGGGATCGAGGAGGCACTCGTCGAACATTCTTCCTGCATCGACCAGCTGATCCTGTATAACAACCAGAGTCCCTATACCGTTGCCCTCGTCGTCCCTAACAAAGACCGGCTGAAGAAGCATCTGACGCACCAGTATCTTGATCTTTCATCCGATAAAGGACGCGAAGAGGCAATCCGGATCATCCAATCCCAGATAGACCGTTTCCGCAAGGGAGGCGACCTGTCCGCCCTTTTCCCCGATCGCTGGCTGCCTGCAGCTTTTGCTATCCTGCCGGAGCCTTTCACCGAACAGAACGGCATGGTCAACAGCACGATGAAGATCGTCCGCGGGAAAATAGAAAAAGCATATGCCTCTCGCATCGACCATCTCTACACACCGGAAGGAAAGAACCCGGTTAATGAAGAGAATAAAAAGGCATTAAATTGCTGAAAACACAAATTGCCATATCACTCCATTAAACTAAATAATTATTTATACTAAACACCTATGTTTTGAAAAGAGGATAGAATTATTAAAACGGAACCTCATTATTGCCGGGAGCCAAGAAATCGGTACCGGCCGGTGGTATGGGCGGCATTGTTTCCATCGGGCCTGAACTATTCATATTAGAGGAGAACTCGCGAACCGGAACATCTTCGTCCACATTCATGAACTTGGCGAACTCGCTCTTGAAACGAAGACGTACATCTCCGACCGCACCGTTACGATGCTTGGCGATAATAATCTCCGCCAGACCGATCAAGGAATTACCACGTTCGTCTTCCGTTATCTTATAATATTCAGGACGGTGGATAAAACAAACCATATCCGCATCCTGTTCGATAGCACCGGACTCACGCAAGTCGGCCAACTGCGGGCGTTTTCCTTCCGCCCCTTGACGTGCCTCGACACCACGGTTCAACTGAGACAAGGCAATGATCGGAATGTTCAGTTCCTTCGCCAATCCTTTCAACGACCGTGAAATAGTACTTACTTCCTGTTCACGGCTGCCGAAGCTCATACCGCTTGCATTCATCAACTGAAGGTAGTCGATAATGATGATCTTAATACCATGCTCACGCACCAGACGGCGAGCCTTCGTACGCAGTTCGAATACCGAAAGACTCGGCGTATCGTCTACATAAATCGGTGCATCATACAATTCTTTTATCTTAAAGTCCAACTGTTCCCATTCATAGTTTTCCAAACGCCCGCTCTTGATCTTCTCGCCCGGAATCTCACATACGTTCACGATCAGACGGTTGACAAGCTGGACGTTACTCATTTCAAGAGAGAACAGAGCCACCGGCGTGTTATGGTTTACCGCCATATTCTTAGCCATCGAAAGGACAAAAGCCGTCTTACCCATCGCAGGACGGGCGGCAATGATGATAAGATCGGAATTCTGCCATCCGGACGTCATTTTGTCCAATCCTTCGAAACCGGTGCGCAGACCGCTCAACCCTTCTTTTTGATTGGCAGCCTTCTCAAGCATAACCATCGCTTCCTTGATGACAGGATTGATCTGGGTAACATCTTTCTTCACATTGCGCTGAGAAATCTCAAAGAGCTTTCCTTCCGCTTCCTGCATAAGGTCTTCCACATCGATCGACTCATCAAAAGCCTTGCCCTGTATCATAGCAGTGAAGGAGATCAACTCACGCGCCAGATATTTTTGGGCGATGATACGGGCATGATATTCGATATGGGCACTACTGGCCACCTTACTGGTCAGCTGGGAAATATAGAACGGGCCACCTACCTCTTCCAATTCGCCTCGCTTCTTCAGTTGCTCAGTGACGGTCAGCATATCCACCGGACGCTGGCTGATCGCCAGATCTACGATAGCTGCATAAATTTTCTCATGTGCCTTCTCATAGAAACTCTCAGGTTTCAATATTTCACTAACGATGGAGTAGGCATCCTTTTCAAGCATCAGAGCACCTAACACCGCCTCTTCCAACTCGCGGGCTTGTGGTTGCAAACGTCCCATATCGGGTACTACAACCTGTTTCTGCCTCCCTTTTCCTCCTGTATTTTTTCCTCTTTCTGCCATTTGTTCTAATTGTTATCGGGCATCAAATGTACTACTTTTTATCCGGTTCTCCGAACCTTGCAAAAGAGAAATACGATACTCCTTTGGAGTTTGCCGGGTTATACTTTCAAATTGCTTGATAAAGTATGGAACATTACCATAGCCTGATTCGTCGGCTATTTGAGAGACACTCAAGATTCTCCATATTTAACAGAAGAAGGATATTCTTCAAAACTAATTTGTCGCTTGATCTTTATTTCCGAATAGTTGGTCTTATCTTCCGGATAAAATGTGGACTCCCCGGACTTTTATCGTACCTTCGCTGAAATAGTCAGTAGTAACGTTTAATTCCTGCCTATCAGTAATTACAATATTATTTCCGGAACTCCATTCGGATGGCAAGGTCCATTCTAATCTGTCAACAGGAATATCAGAACTCCCGTTCTTCGTTTTCATGATTTCAATATTTAAAAGTAATAAAACAATCCTATCGACAAACCGTGTAATGATTCGAAGTAATATTGTTTCCCTCCATATGTATCATTTACACTTCCATCGGATCTTATCCAACGTACACGCTCTTCAACCCGGTATAAGCTGTATTTATATTTCAATTCACACCCTACATGTTGGAACCGATAGGCAATGCCGACTTGAGGAGACAAGCCATAAGCATTATACTTTTTCTTCAGAAAAAAATGGTCAGTCCATTTATTTCCATCCCACTCTGTAAGATATTTAATATCTCTTTTTGAATGTAAATAGCTAAAACCCATACCCCCGAATACGTGGATGCCTTTCCAATCAAATACGGTATAATTATATCCGAGTTCCGTTCCCCAGATGCGATGCAAACAGGGAATGATATCGTCGGTCTTATGGTATTTCCGTTTTTTACTGCTGCAATCCACATAGAGAGGAACCATCAGGTAAAACGAATGTTTGTCCGTAAGTCGATACTTCACCGACAATTCAAATGTACGCTTGTCAAAAGGTTTCTCCCGATCGTCCGGAAAACCCGAATTGTTCAAAAAATTATAACCAGCCCCTATTCCCAACTTATTCCAAAAACTACCACCGTCGGTTGTTTGTCCGAAAGTCAAAGGGAGAGATAGGCAAAACAAGAACAATAATTGTAAAATCGTTTTTTTCATACTCCGCAATTTAAATAATTAAGAAAATTCATCAACCAGCAACGAGAGAAGATTCATCAATTTTCATTATACGAATCCTAAGGCACAAAGTAAAGACATCAATACATTCTTCCTCCTTCCGACAAATTGATGCTCATAATAAAATATGATAACGCAAATATATATTTTTTTATTTATAAATCATAATAAAAATCAGAGATTCGGTAGAATCCCGACAAGAATCCTACCGAATCTCCTTTTATCAAAAAGACAGCACTATCCCATGAAAATCAGATTTGTACCCTATCTATTTGAAACTATCCGCAAGGGTAATATTTTTCAACATTCAGTTTGATCGTAAAGGCCCTCTTTTCCCTATCTAAATGTCAAAAGAACAGATCACATCGATTTGCCGAATCGGGAAGCATCCACCGCTTCATGTTGCTTTTTCTTATAACCGCCGAACTTCCAGACAAAAGAAACCGTTACACAACGTTGGTCGTCCAGTTTCCAGAGGCGGCTGTATTGGCCGGACTGGTTGATTTCCATCGTATGAGGCATATTGCTACGGAAGATGTTGTTACATTTCAGAATCAGAGTAGCACGATCGTCGGCAAACTGCCATTTCAATGCAGAAGACACATCATAGAGATGACCGAGATCATAGATTCCCTGCACGGCTCCGGTAACGAAATAGCCATTCAAATCCAGCTTCAAATTCGGACGAGACTTGGAAAGGGTAAACGTATTATCCATCTTGAACTGCCCGGTGTATTTCTCATTATGGAAAGACAGATCATGAAAATGGTCCAACTTCTCCTGCATACGCTGACCGGACAAAGTCACTTGGCTGTTCCAGAACTCGCCGACCCGGAAAGGAACGATCACCCCTACACCGAATTGCAACTGGTAGTCCATGTTCTCATACCGGAAAACGTTTTTCAGTTCCGAGGTATTCTGATAAGGCAACTGGGCGAAATAATCGGGCACATAGTCACAAAAAGCCAGAATCGTATATTTCTGCTTCAGGATATAAATCAACTGCCCGCTATAAGAACGGTAAGGCTTCAGGGAAGGATTGCCCAAGATAACGGAATAAGAGTTGATCGGGCTTTCCTGCGGCGTCACATCCCAATAGGACGGATAGGTTTTGTCGCTGCTTATGTCCAATTGGATGATGTGCATCGGATTGACCGTATAGCTGAGTGTCGCATTCGGGAATAAGGTCCAATCATTCCAAAGTGTGGATTTCATCCCGTTAGAGGTATAATCCGATTTAAAGTATTCAACTTTCAGAGAAGCTGTTGCAGAGAAATGCGAACCGAAATCCTTGGACACCTCCAAGAAGGCATTTCCACTATACTCTTTCTGGCGGTTATTTTCAAGTTCATCAAGAGCCGATTCATAGCCGTTACCTTTATTATATAGATAATCGATATAAGTCTTCGAAGAGGTGAAACCGCCGTGGACACCGTAATTCAGTGCCCACCCGGTTTCAAAAGTGTGGCTATGGTTAATAAATAGTGCTCCTTGTGAAATATCCTGCTTGGAATTATTCTGCATATCCGTCACTGTCGTTTCATGGCTTTGATCGACAAATGTCTGGAAGCCGGGTGAATGATAACGCGTAAAATCCGCACCCGCCATCAGTCCGGAGTTACCGTCATATTGAATACGGACATTGTGCAACGCACTGTTTCCCTCTATGTATGTACGGCTCAGGCGTTCTTCCACCGGCTGTCCGGATTTCAATGCCTGGAAGGTTGTAACGGCCGTCCGCTCAAGATCGGATTTGCCGGCCGTAAGATAGTAGGCGGCAGAGAGCCTGTCGTCATTTTTGAAAGTATAGTCCATACCTAAACGCATCGTTCCATCTATGCCGCTCCGGGTGCCACGTCCCGATTGGTTGACCTCCGTTACCTGATCTTTCAGGGTATGGAGGGCCTGGATCTCCTCTCCCATATAGTTCCGTCCCTTAGCCCCATTGGCTAAGAAATCTATATTGAAACGGGATGTGGAGTAAAGCAAGTTGCCATGGACTTTCCCCTCCGCATAATGGCGCTGCAAATAATCGACACCGGTTTCTCCTTGCAAAGTATTCCTTTCGACAGTTTCCTTATCTAATACGACATTGATCATAGCTCCTTTGATATTATACTTGGCTGGTGCATTATACATGATCTCTACGTTACATACCCGCGAAGCAGGAATTGTCTTCAGCAAACCGACTAACTGATCGACCGACATCGTGGTCAACTGCCCATTGATCACAATGCTCGGACTACCGGCTCCCAACAGTTGGACAGCATCGTCCGTACTGATCACACCGGGTATCTGTTTCACCACCTCGAACGCATTACTGACCGCCTTATCTTTCATCAATTGGGGCACGTCGTATCTCAAAGCGCCGTTTTCCACTTTGACCTGCGGACGTTCGGCTTTTACCACAACGCCTTCCAGTTCATAATCTTTTTCAGTCAGGCTTATCGTACCGGCATCAGCAGTCGAGATTTTTTTACAAACCGGCTCGTACAGCAGATGCTGGAACAACAAACGATAGTTCGGACCGGCTTCCTTGTTCAACATGAATGCCCCGAGACTATCCGTAACGACTGCATCTATATAAGTAGAATCCAATGTTTGCAACACGACAGCCACCCCGTCTACCGGTCGTTCTTCTTTATCGACCACTTTTCCATGAATCCAGTTCTGCGCTTGTAACATCCCATTACCGGCAGTAAGTAAAACCAGAGAGTAATAAAGTATTCGTTTCATTTTCATTCGTTTTTTTATCAACACTGCAAAGGAAAAGACTTCAAAGGAGAAACTATGTTATCACTCGCTTACGGAGTGTTATTTAGTATTATCGCCGAGATAAGGAGCAATAAGACCGGTAGCTTATCCGATTACCGACCCCGTTTTGTCAGCCAAACTGAGGGAAACAGGAAAATGCGATAAACCTCAACTTCCGGAGAGTCTAATATTTACGAACAATGCCGAGCGCTCATTCTAATATACTAAGAGCCTGTTTAAATTTTGCATTTGTTGGTTGTGAGAGTTGTATTGAGGATGTTTTTCTGTAGGAGATGCCGTCT